GTGAACCATGGCGTCGATATGCAGCAGCTCTGGGCGGAGGTGAAGGAGACGATGTATATCGCTGGCAAGAAGAACTGGTTCCTCAGTCCAGATGAGCGAGCGCAGTTGCAAGAGAGCAACGAGCTTTACCGTACCCAATCAAGCGTCGAGGATCTCATACTCGAACACGTTGACTTCCAATCGGACAACACCAAGCCAGTGCAGATGACCAAGCTGCTGAGAGATCTGGGCGTCAACAATCCGCGCATGGCAGACTTCAAAGATGCGGCAAGGATCCTGTCAGAGCATGGCAAAGAACCGCGAAGGAGCAGCGGCAAAAAGATCTACGACCTGTCCTACACCGCCATCGAAGAGGAGAAATCAGACTCATTTGGTTTTTCCCCGAAGGGGTGGGACTAGCTGCCCGAGTGTGGGAACCACACTCATACACGGGCCGGTGGGCGTTCATGTAAATGGTTAAATCTATCATGATGACTGTGAGGTAAAAAAAATGCCACCCTATACCCTATATTAAATATTGGGTAAGGTCTTGTTATCGTTGGTGTTATTACTATAGTGTGTATAGGGTATTATATATAAGATCTTTAATAGTATGACCATGTAAATAGCGTAACGTAGTATTTACATAGTGCATAAACGTAAGAAGGTGGATGGCTATACACTACACTTGACACACTGGCTAGTCAGGAGACTGATCATGGTAGACTACAAGTTTGAGTGGGACTTCGAGCAAACACGCGAGGAGAACTACCGAAGGTGGCGGCAGTTGAACAACGCAGAGCGTGACGCTTACGGTCTCGCGCAGGAGCTGGAAGCTGGGGCGCGGCAGATATTCAATCAGATGGAGGGACGATGGCGGAGCGAGGCAGACCTAAAAAGGAACGACCACAGTTGGTGGAAGTGCCACAGCAATTCGTTGCGGACAGCGACTTCGGGCTGACCGAGATGCAGACGGCTTTCGTCTGGCATTACACGCAAGGCGGGTGCGGCCAGACGGAGGCGGCGAGGAAGGCAGGCTTCAGCTTCCCGGCGATGAGCGCGAGCAAGCTGATGAATGGGCGCGACCATCCGAACGTGGTTAAGGCAATCCGGGCGGAGCAGGAAGAGCTGCGTCAGAAGTTCGCTATCACGCCAGAGAAGACTGGAAGTATGCTGTGGAAGATAGCTGAGACCAGCTTCGAGAACGGGGCTTACAACGCCGCTGTAAGCGCGGTGAAGGAGTTGAACCAGCTCGCAGGCTTGACGATACAGCGTAGCCAAAACCTCAATATCAACGCCAACCTCGACAGCATGACGAAGGCTGACATCAAATCACGGTTGAACGAGCTGCTGGGGATGCAGGACGAGATGAAGGATAACGACCTATAGATTTGAGGAATGAATCACTCGTAATTGGTGAACGAAAAGAATAACCGAGAAAGAGGCCTCTCTTTCTCTCTGGCCCGCCCTCGCTGGCTAAATCAGCTCTTCCCGCCCTCCCTCCGCTAAATCCTTTGATATCAATGGCTTGCGAGCCAAACCTCATAACCTGAGCTACCAGTTCAACTGTTCTGGTTTGAACGGGTGTGCTCACAGGCGGCGTCAGAGTCGGTCAGAACCACGGCCATCACTGATCAACCCTCACCAGAGGCGCTCAGATCGCCTGTGCCGGGCGTTCGAGGTAAAATCTTGGACCCCTATGGATCGGATTTTTGAGCCTCAGTCAGCCTTGATTTGGACGGTGGCACCCCCCTTTTTCGCGGCTGAGCGATGGCGGATAGCTATAGCTGAGTTTGGTACATAAGGTGTAAAAAATTATTTCAACGAAAAGAGGGTACCCCTTGAGGTGAGCAAAAACCATAAGGGGTCATTTTTGCCCGGAGGAGTAGGGGTACCCCCTGTTTTAGATTCTCTTGCAAGGTACCCCTATTTGCAACAAAATTGCCCAAACTTTTGAGACTTTGATTAATGGTTGATTCTCGCAGCAAGGGAGCATCTTACGAGCGCGACATCGTGAAGAAGCTGAACACGTTTTTTTCGGGCTGCGGTTTTGACATTACCTGCAAGCGGAACCTCGACCAATATCAAACCGCTGACCTATGCGACATCCAGATCCCGCACCACGCGATTGAGTGCAAAGCGTACAAGGAGGGTTGGTGGTGGAAGCCCGAGTGGTGGAAGCAGGTCACCGCCGCCTGCCACAATGACATCCCGGTTCTCATCTACAAGTTCAACAACAAGCAGTCTCGAGTTTGCATCCCGCTGTACGCCATCAACCCCGCGCTACCAAAGGACAACAGCCTGACCGCCGTGATGACTTTTGATGATTGGCTGGTTATTATGCGTAAGAACTGGGACCACTACGAAAGACTGACCGAGACCTGATATGAGCGCTAAGGGCGAAATCTTAAAGGCAATTATTGACAGCGGTCGAAAAGCCGGTATCGAGGCTTACCATGGTTCCCCCTACGACTTTGATGAGTTTAAAACCGAAGCTATCGGAACTGGCGAAGGCGCTCAGGCTTATGGTCAGGGCTTGTATTTTGCTGAGTCTGAGGATGTTGCTAGGGGTTACCGAGATTCTTTAACTAAGCTCAGAAAGGATGGGACAACGCCTGCCCCCGAGGACAGCATCGCCAACAGCTATGAGCAAGAGTATGGGCTTTCTGGATACGAAAACTTTAACAACACCACCTTGGATGACGTTATTGAGACGATTTCTGATGACGCTGTGGAAACCTCAGCGGATGTTAATGGAAACGTAAGGTACGAATTTTCAGACGGATCTGGTTACTTAATTACTCAAGATGGCAAAGTAATACCGTCAGGAGAAGTTACTGGCCGCATGTACAAAGTCAACATCGACGCCGATCCTGATGAGCTTATCGAGTGGGACGAGTTAATCGATGAGCAGCCGAAGAAGGTCATGGACAAGCTCAAGAGCGCTGATTGGTGGCCGTATGCTGAAGAGGGTGTTTACGATATTGCAGGCGCTAGGGGCGAGAACCCTACCGGCGCTGATCTGGTTCGTTGGCTTGAGCAGGACGGTCAAGAGTATGCGGCTGAGGCGCTGGAAGATTTAGGGGTTAAGGGGATCAAGTACGCTGACGCATTCACCCGGCACAAGCCGAAGGACAAACGCTCTAATAATTACGTTGTATTTGACCCTCGGATCATAGAAATCAGCAAAAAATACGGTATTTCTATTCCTGCCGCTTACATGATGATTCAAAGCGAAGATGCCGAAGCCGGGATGTATGATCTTGGTTTAAAAATAGCAAGGGAGGGGGTTGATCTTGCCGAGAAAGCCCCTGCTCAATTTAATCGCGGCACTAGGAATATGGCGAAGAGGGCTTCTCTTTCACCTCAAGAAAAGGCCGCAATTGAAGAATCTTTGTTGGGCGGCGACTCAGAGTTGGCAATGAATGTCGCTCGTGACTGGAAGAAAAGACATCCGAACGCAGACTGGGCGCAGCCTAAAATCACTGGCGCAAACCTGACTGAAGACAACAAGGTTGAGCTAAAGTTTAAGGCGATGCCTTATGCTTACAATATCGACCCGAAGACAGGAAAGCAGGTTGAGCCGGGTTCAGCCCAGTTTAAGAAAATATCTGATGGTGTTGCTGACGAGATTATCGATTATTTTAAAAGGGCTGAGAACCCCGATGACTTGGCCGCAAGAAACGTAATCAACAACGCCGGTTGGTATAAAAACGTCGAAAGACGCTTGCGTAACGAGTATGGTTCTTTTTCTGAAATGGTAGGCGATCTGCTTGGCGCTACCAGTCCTAACACACCTGTGGCAACTAATTTTAGATTCACGAAAGACATACTCGACGGCTTCGCTCGGGGCGAATTTGACGAGCTTATGGAGGGTTTCGCCGACTCCCTTGACGCTCGTTATGCGCTGGAAGACCAAGCTGAGGCATTTTTAAAAGCCGAAAGAGCAACTGGTCGAAAAGTAAAAGATATCAAAGCAGACCCCAATTACACAGCCTTGATCAATGAATCTAAAAAAATCGGGGAAGAGCTGCGGGACCAGAGGAACATTATTAGGCAGCGAAACGGTAAACAATTTGGCATTAATTCTTTCAACGCCATGGTTGCTTTGGCTGACAAGTTTAGAATCAGAAGAGCTGGCAGCGCCCCTAAGGCAAAAAATTTCGCAGGAAACTTGGTTGGTGACAGCCAAGAGGCAACTATCGACGTTTGGTCTGCGCGAAACCTTAGGAAGCATAGCGGAAGAAAACCTATACCATCTTCTGCGGAACAAGGCGTTACGGGCAAGGTCGTTGATCCTGACAATTTTGTTAGCAATTTAGAATTTGGTTTTGGTCAAGCTGTTATTAGGGATGCTACTGACAAAATTAATCAGTTCCTTGATCCTAATAGTCCTCTTTACCCGCTTGAGCCAAGGGATGTTCAGGCGCTTCAGTGGTTTGCTGAAAAAGACCTTTGGACAAAAAAAGGGTGGACCTCGAAGGCAGGCGAAGGAGGTTCTTTTGAGCAGATGCTTGATGCCGACCCTGTTGAGTCAATGTTTCTCGGTCTTAGCCGAGAACAAAGCATGGATACTCAAGGTAAAGATTTTGTGCCGTCCTCTGGTCAGATGCTTGAGAGTATGTCGAACATTTTAAGACCGGCTAACACAGACCCTGATGTGGTTACCTACAAAGGACTACCTACCAGCGGTGCTTACTTGGGAAGCCCGGAAACCGCCTTGGACATCGATATCGTTAGCAAGCGAGACTTTATACCAGTAGAGACGCTTGATTTAGCGGCGGTTCAAGCGGCAGAAGATGCCCAAGACTCATGGTTTGTTGCGAGAAGGATTAAAGATGATTTAGGCGCATCAAAACCAGAAATGTTCACGGTAGGTTCTGAAATATTTTTTGACGGACCAAAGCGTGCTGACTCAGACTTGATTCAAGATATCAGCGATTACTTGATAAAAAACGATGTCCCTGCCTACACAATGATCGTTGACCCGAGAAATGCGAATAGCGTTATTGGGTTAAGAGTTTTAGATATTCCTCAGTTTAGTGGAGATTCTAAAAAGTATGCTACAATGTCTACAGATGAGTACAAAGACACGGTAGAGAGATCTTATGGACAATTTGAAACGCTCGGAAGAAATCTTGAGGAAGAGTTCGGACAGGTTAAAGCAGCCACGCCAGCCTATTTTGACGTTAACGTCAAGTCGCTTGCAGATACTCAAGACTACCTTGGACAATATGGAAAGGCGGCTAGAGATCCTGATGCTCTCAGACAAGAGTTTTACGGCTTCAAACCGGCGCAGGAGAGGTTCCGCCAGTGGGAGGGTCAGTCTCTTCCGTACTATAGAAAATATAAAGCTCCAGATTCAAAAGGAAGAAAAAAATCAGAAGGACTTGACGGACTAGGATTTAATGACAAGTCCCCTAAAGCTCTTGGCGCAGGGATCACAGGCTTAGGAGCCACAGCAGTTCTTTCTTCAGAAGACGCAGAAGCAGGCGGCTTGGGCGTAAAATCAAGAAGAATGCCGGATGACGTTGCCTACAAAGCTGCTCCCAAGAAAGAATCTCCCGGCGTAGCATCCCTAGCAGGCCAGCTAGGCTTAGGAGCTTTGAGCGAAATTGGCGGCGCGATACTTGGCGGGGCAGCGGGAGTTGGTGAGTACCTGAGAGGGTTTAGATCTCCCGTACCCGCAACTGCTGAGAGTATTCGAGATACTCGTGAGGGCGTTGCTGATTTTGTTGGTGGTTTGTACGATGCTGGTCCAGAGGCTCAAGTGGTCGGCCAAGAGATCATGCAGGGTATTGGAGAGACGATTGCTCCGATTGCAGAATATGCGATGGAAGGCCCGATTATGGACGAGCGCGGTTTGAATATGTTGCCGCTCATTGCTCAGAAGC